TTTTCTTAACCTACCCTACTACGATGCAGAAGATGGATTGAGGTATGCTATAAAAGACGACGGCTCTGCCGCTACCTTAGATGAATTTTTTGGTTTGTATGATGCTTATAAACAAACTTTGGAACAACTACAATCTCTTCAGATAACAAAAGTACCTGATTCTTGTATAAAAGATGGCCCTCCCTGTTTGCAGATTTTATGTTCTGAAAAAATTAGTGAAGGCGGTAGAAACAACGGGTTATTTAATGTAGGGGTTTACTTACGAAAAGCTCACCCAGACAGTTGGGAAACAGAGATACTAAATTACAACATGCAGTATCTCGACCCTCCTTTACCCCTTAACGAAGTTAATATAGTCGCCAAACAATTAACAAAGAAAGACTACATATACAAATGCAATGATGCGCCAATCAACGCCCATTGTAATAAGCAACTTTGTAGAACTAGAAAATTTGGTGTTGGTTCAGCAGTTCAAGGAGCTTCTATAGGCAATTTAAGAAAATATAATTCTGCTCCTCCCGTTTGGTTCATGGATGTAAATGGAGAGCCCCTAGAATTGGACACTGAAGCTTTATTAAACCAGGGCGCTTTTCAAAAAGGTTGTATGGAACAGCTTAATTTTATGCCTCGATCAGTTTCCAAGATTCAATGGGAAGCCAGGATTGGAACTCTTATGTCCGACATGAGAGACAATGAATCTGCAATTATGGAAGTAGCTCAAGATGCTTCAACTAGTGGTCAATTTTATGATTATTTAGAGGAATTCTGTAGGCATTTACAACAAGCGCAAGATAAAGAAGAAATATTATTAAGAAGACCTTGGACTGACGAAGAAAAACAAGTTACTTATTTTAGGCTAAGGGATTTTGAATCGTTTTTAAGAAAAAATAAATTTTTTGAATACAAGTCTCACAAGATAGCACAGAGATTAAGAGATATAAATGGTTTTAGTTTAGTTTTAAAGATAAAAGGTAGACCTGTAAGGGTGTGGGCTATCCCTTCTTATCAGCAAGGAGATGTTGACATAGACCCGCCTGATTTTAACAAAGGGGAGGTATTTTAATGGTTAAAAAACAATTAGTTAAGTTGGAAGAGTTATGCTCTTTCAGAAGACATCGAGGTAGATTATTAGTAAAATATCTACGTAACTCAGTTAAATATGAAAATGCTGTAGCTTTGGCGAATGGAGGGGCTCACGCTCTTACCCATTACAGATTAACTTCACTTTTTAAAAAAGCGGGATAGCATGAAGAAGAAAACTGAAAGAAACCTTCAAATTTATAAAATGCGTAAAAAGACGCATAAAATGACTTACAGCGCCATAGCAGAAAGATTCAATATCAGTAGAGCTAGAGCTCACGAAATTGTAAAATTGATGGATCAAAAAAAGAATAAGCAAAGTAAGGTAAAAAAGAGCCCTACTATGATGTGTGAGTTGGCGCTTGATACCAGAGCATATAATTGTTTTATTTCTACCGACATAATTAATATGTCAATTAAAAGTTTTCTTAAAAAATGGACAGGAGATAAATTACTTGAAATCCCTAATTTTGGGGGCGGCTCTTTAATTCACGTTACGCGATTATTAGAAAAGGCGGGGTATGATGTTCAGAATCTTCGGGCCACCTGGAACGGGTAAAACCACAACACTTATCAACATGGTTGATAAAGCTCTTGATTCTGGGATACTTTCTACTCAGATAGCTTTCCTTGCATTCACCAGGAAAGCGGCTAATGAGGCAAAGCAGAGAGCTTCTGAACGATTTGATTTAGATCCTAGAGAAGACTTACCTTACTTTAGAACTTTGCACAGTCTGGCTTTATCTATGAGCGATATAAAATCAAGCCAAGTTATACAGAAAGAACATTATGACGAGTTTAGTAAGATTATTGGGATGTACTTTAAAGGAAAATCCATAGATATGGATCCAGAGGATATTTCTGAATGCAACCCCACTGACCACCCTATATTTGGTCTTATAAACCTAGCTAGATTGCGTAAGGTTTCATTGAGAGATCAATATAATGAAAGCAATATAGACTTCCCTTGGAACACTATAAATTATGTCGATAATTGCTTCACGAAATATAAAAATCAATACAATTTATACGACTTTACAGACATGTTAGAGGAATTTATAAAAAATAGTAAAACATATTGCCCTAGTTTTAAGATAACATTTTTAGATGAAGCCCAGGATTTATCCCCATTGCAGTGGGATATAGCTCACATACTTGATGAGAAGTCTGAAAAGATGTACGCCGCTGGGGATGATGACCAAGCAATTTATCGTTGGGCAGGAGCAGACGTTGATCATTTCATAGGCTTGGAAGGTTCATCAGAGACGCTATCTCAATCTTATCGTGTGCCTAGCGCAATTCACAACGTAGCTGAAAGCATAGTGGGAAGAATAAGAAACAGATACCCTAAAAAATATAACCCCAGGGACGTTAAAGGTAATGTTCAACACATCACCACCCTCTCTGATATACCTATGGACGAGGGGTCTTGGTTAATATTATCTCAAGCCGCTTATAACTTAAATCCAGTAGCTAGTGACCTTAGAACTTCTGGTTATTTATTTAATAACAAAGGGCATCGAAGTATTTCTGAAAGAATATCCTCTGCTGTGAATGGTTGGGAAAGACTTAGGAAGGGTAGAAAGATACCTTTAGAAGACGTTAAAAATATCTACAGTTATATGTCTTCAGGCGCCAGAGTTAAAAGAGGTTTTAAACGATTAATAGGTGCTAATGCGGATGACGTTTTTAGTATGTCTGACTTGCAACAGTACCACGGTCTTTTAGTAGGGGACGAATTAATATGGCATAAAGCTATGGATAAGCTTCCAGATGAAGATAGGGCTTATATAACTAAAATGCTTAAACGTGGTGAAAAGTTCAATGGAATTCCTCGTATTACGATATCCACGATCCACGGAGCAAAAGGAGGAGAGGCAGACAATGTAGTATTGTTCACAGACCTTTCTCCCGCCGCAGATGACAGTATGAGTCTAAATGGAGATGATATGCACAGAGTTTTCTATGTAGGTGTTACCAGAGCGAAACAAAATTTATTTATACTAGAAGCTGACGATTTAAGCTTAAGCTACAATTTATAAGGGGAAGAGTAATGTCTAATAATTTACAGATGGCTATGTTTGCTCCAAAAAGCGAATGGATTCCTCCACAAGAGTTACCTTCTATCTGGGATGCTAAACAAATAGCTATTGATGTAGAAACCAGAGATCCTGATTTAAAAACAATGGGGCCAGGATGGCCCACAGGTAATGGAGAAGTTGTAGGGTATGCTTTAGCTACAGACGGATGGAAAGGATATATACCTATCAGACACATAGGCGGCGGTAATCTAGACGAACGGATAGTCAATAAATGGTTAAAGAAAGTATTTGAAAGCCCCGCTGATAAAATAATGCACAACGCTCAATATGACGCGGGATGGGTTCGTCAGATGGGTTTTAAGCTAAATGGTAGGTTGTTAGACACTATGCTGATAGCAAGTTTGCTAGATGAAAATAGGTTTAGCTATAGTTTAAATGCCTTAGCTTTTGATTATTTGTCTAAAGCAAAATCGGAAAAAACTTTAACTGAAGCCGCTAAAGAATTTGGAGTGGATCCTAAAGCAGAATTATGGAAGTTACCCGCAATGCATGTTGGGCCTTACGCTGAGGTTGACGCCGAACTTGCGCTTGAACTTTGGCAACATTTTTCTGTTTTAATATCTAAAGAAGATATATGGAATATAGTGAACCTGGAACTAGATTTACTGCCTTGTCTTATTGATATGACTTGGCGGGGCGTTCGTATAGATATAGATAGAGTTGAGAGAACGCGCAACGCGCTTATTAAAAGAGAATCTGAAATATTAAAGCGTGTAAAAAATATTACAGGGTCTAATGTAGAGATATGGGCGGCAAGGTCATTGGCTAAAGCTTTTGACAACGCAAACATCTCTTATCCTAAAACTGAAAAGGGTCACCCTTCGTTTACTAAATCATTTTTATCTGAGCATGAGCATGAGTTACCTCAACTTATTGTACAAGCTCGTAACTTAAATAAAACACACGGTACGTTCATTACGAGCATTCAGAAGCATGTGTCTAAAGACGGTAGAATTCATAGTCATATCAATCAGATACGTTCAGATGATGGAGGAACTGTATCTGGTAGGATAAGTATGAATAACCCTAACCTACAACAGATTCCCGCCAGGGATCCAGAATTAGGGCCTATGATTAGAAGTTTATTTTTACCTGAAGAAGGGGACAAGTGGGCTGCAATAGACTTCTCGCAACAAGAACCACGGATCCTGGTTCATTATGCTTATGTCTATGGCAAAAGTAGAAATAGTGATTTACCCGCTGTAGAAGAGTTTGTAGAAGGCTATAAAAACAATCCAGATATGGATTTTCATACAATGGTTGCTGAGATGGCTAATATACCAAGAAAACAAGCCAAAACTATTAACCTGGGGATGATGTATGGCATGGGGGTTAACAAATTATCAGACCAATTAGATATACCTGTTGAAGATGCAAAAGTCCTTATAAAGCAATACCACGAAAAAGTTCCTTTTGTAAAAATGCTTATGCATGGAGTAATGAATAAATTGAATGACAAAAGAAGTAGTGGCTCCATTCGTTCATTACTTGGCAGGAAATGTAGGTTTGATTTATGGGAACCCGATTCGTTTGCAATGCATAAAGCACTCCCTTACCAGGAAGCCATGCAAGAGCATGGGCCTACAACACGTTTAAAAAGAGCTTACACATATAAGGCATTAAATCGCTTGATTCAAGCCTCCGCCGCGGATATGACTAAAAAAGCTATGGTTAATATATATCAAACAGGAGAATTACCGCTATTACAAATACATGATGAGATAGCTATGTCCGTTAAGAATAAAAAACAGGCTAAAAATGTTGCTAATATAATGGAAAATGCGCTACCATTAGAGCTACCTAGTAAGTGCGATATTGAAATCGGCCCAAGTTGGGGCGAAGCAAAATAAACTTACTATGGCTCTCCTCCCACTTGTTATTATAAAGCCCTCTAAAGAGGGCTTTTCCTTGCATTATTATATATACTCAGATAATATCGCATATTATTTAAACACGTAACGGAGAAAGTATTGTGGATACAAAAAAATGGAAAAGTGTATTAGTTCCTATTGAGGTTTATTCCGACATAAAAGCAGAAGCTAAATCACAAGGCAGGACAATTAGCGGTCAATTAAGATATATGCACGATGTGTATACAATAGCAGCGGAAAATGGCGATATAATTGAAACAGCAGACTGTATCAGAAGTGAAAGAGTTCATTAAGATACTCCGCAAGGTTTTTTAAATGGACAATAGTTACAACCATACTTTCCATTAGCCACTCCTTCTTGTTCCAGGGTTTTATCTGACTTACTTGTTAAAATCTTTTCTGCTCGTTCAGAATATTCTTCGAGAATGTTTTCTCTATATAGTACTTTGAATTGAGTAATGTCATTAAAATTTGATGCATTCATATAAATTAACAACCCCAGGCTAACTTGTAAGCTATCCTGGTTTGAGTAATGAAGCTTATTAATCAAAGCCATGCTTAGTCTTAACTGAGTGAGATGCGAAGGTCTTGGTAAGTTATGTTGGTTTGTCCTTGGGTCTATTGTTTTAAACTCTAAGCTAATAAATTCATCTTCAAATTCTATTACTCCATCTGGAGTGGCGCTTATCATTGTCTCATCGTCCGCCCAACTTTTTTGTTCATTTCCTACCCACTTTAAAGGTAGCCCAGCGGCTTTTAAACTTTCTACTAAATACTTTTCTCCGTGACTTCCTCTCCTGGCAAACCCCCAATCTTGTTCTGCCTCTTCTATATCATTCTTAGAGTACCACTGCCTTCTAATGCAACTGTCGGCTTCACTAGCGTTCATGTACTTGCTGCGATCAACACTAAAGCCTTCTTTTTCTTCTAGAGCGCTACGTCCTTCTTCTATCTTATTTTTAATATAATATTTATCTATTCCCAATTTTTTATCCGTATAGTTTTAATTCTACCCCCCGTATAAACATCATACTTAGCCGCAATCTTCACTGATTTCTTAGCGTCAGCCCCCATCTCCATAGCGGCCATCGCGTACGACGAACCACAGCCCAAGGCACAGAAGCCGTCTGGCATTTCAATTG